CATGTAATGTTTGTATCTCATTTGACAAAATCTCCTTGATGTGGGATACCTATCCATGATAATGGCAACTATCCAATGGTACTGGACACGCTGAGTGTACCATAAACACTAGCTTTGCGAGTGACCGTGTCCGCATATATAGCGATTTTAAAAAGAGCTATTACCTTAAGACCAAAGCATGGGCTTGAGCAAGGGTAAAAGCATGGACGTGTATACGGATACTTTCCTATATATATAAATACATTTAAAAAGTTATATATATGGGACTGGTCATTCGGAACGCTAGCATTGGCGGGGCTTGAAACGTGTACGCGTATGTGCGGATAGTTGCCAAAATGATGGATATGCATGGATAGGTGGAAAAATCTCAGAATAGGGACATTTGTCCCCGTTTAAGTGGCGTTGTTTGATTTTTCCATTCTTGCCAAGACAAAATCTTGGTGGCTTGGTAATATGCAAAGTCTACCTTTCTTAGTTCTTCGAGCGTCACGAGTTGCTTGCGTAGCTCGGCGAGTTGAGCTTTGATGTGTGGGGGAGCGATGTGTTTTAGTTGCATGATTACATCCAGTATGAGTAGGGAAGGTCAGAGTAGATGCCTGTGATTTCGTCTAGATCGGCAGGCGTGAGTTTGTCATGTAGGTCTTCAAGGCAATAGCCGAGTTCGTGCCCTGCGCTAAGCTCGGCATCGAGGAACAAGAATAGTAAGACTGAAGAATAGTTAATAGGTTGCATGATTTTTCCCTTTCTTAGATTAAACGATGAGCGATGACGGACATGGGGCGTTTGTTGCGTACGCCCTCGAAATATGCGTGGAACATGATTGACTTGATTTGGTTTACGATTCGTTTTGACATGATAGATACTCCCTTGGTTAATTGATTAGACATAAAACAAAACAGCGCAGGAAGCTCTCGCCCCTGCGCTGTGGAAACAATGGGGACAAGTGTCCCCATTACTCAAATGCAACACTCGCCTTCACTTCAGCAAGCAATGCATTGAATTGGTCTCTGGTCAACCCAGCGTCAAAGATAACATCGAGCACATCGGTCAACACACGCTTGGGCACGGCAACCTTCTCGGTGCTCGAATTAGATTGGATGCCTGCTATGTCCGATGACAAACGATTCAAAGCCTTGCGACAAGCCTCGTAGTTCTTCGATGTGCTGTCGAGCACTTTCGTGCCTTGCGCTTTGCCTTTGCCGTCAACGACAGGGCAACCGAGCTTGCTTGCAACGTGCGGCAACAGAGTTGCCCGCACAGTCTCGTAGCTCTTACGCTTGAGTTGCGTACGCAATTCATTGATAGCACGCTGATAGTCGCCTACGGCTTTGAGCGCATCGTGAACAAGTTGTTGTATAGATTTCATTTGCTTACTCCTGATTGAATGGGGACAACTGTCCCCGTTGTTGATGAATGTTAGAACTAAACTACTGCTCTAACACTTTCAGTATCGCATTACGGGGGTTGCAGGAAGGTCAGAAACGGCGTGGCTTTGCCCCCACCTACCCCCCACCAACCGACTATTGGGAGAGCCTACCATCCGACACTGAACACTGTTCCATAACCATGTCAAGTATTTCTGTAATACCTTTGTACTACCCACCCACTATTTTATAAAATTTCAAAACATCATTGTCTAACATTAGACATGTAGTATACTTTGCGGGTGTTGGACGTTAAGCCAGCATTCGAGGATGTCGACGCGCAGATTTTTCTGGCTTTCCACTGCGCCATAGTTGAAGACCGAATCGAGTCCAACACACCCAAAAAAAAGCCCCGGAGAACCGGGGCAAAGGTTTCTTTACAAAAACCAAGAGAGAGAAAGCAAATGGCAACTGCTTGCACATTTACCGAAATATAGTGTACATTATTACTAACGAGGTTACAAGAGCCTACGCATGTTAGATCACTTACTTGATTTTGAACCAGAGGTGTCTGGGCACAAAGAGGGCTTTACGCCCTTGGATAAAGCTACGCCTACAGAAACCATAGACGCCAAGGTTAATACTTTGGACTGGTTAAAGTCTCAGGGTGTAGTAGATTCAGATCAATTGGCAACAGAGTTAGACACCAAGGCAGCGCAGAAGTCGTTTGCAAATATTGTCTCAGCCGCACCACACGAAGTTACTCACACGGCACTCGCCGAAGTAAAGACCCCACAAGCAGTGCAACATTTAGTTGGTATGCTGACTGCATATGACTGGGAGTTTGTGGAGCAGGCCAAGCAGATACGTAGCTACGCTGTTGCCAAGATACTAGAAGAGGTTGAGAACCCCAGCGCCAATATACGCCTCAAGGCGTTGGCACTGTTGGGCAAGGTCACAGAGATTGGGCTCTTTACAGAGAACATCAAAGTCGAGAAGACTGAGATGAGCGACAGCGAGCTTGACCAACGCATCAAAGACAAGCTGAATAAGTTCATGGACATTGCAGACGCACTGGCCCCCACGGATGACATAACCGACATAAGTATCAATGGATCTATCGAGCATCACGAGCCTGACGCCGCTTGAAGCAAAGCTCATCCAAAAGAATCTCCCCAACATGACAAAGGAGGAGAAGCTGGAGCTATTTGCGGATTTAGAAGAACGTGAGAAGCGCGCCACACTACTGGCAGCGCAAAGCAACATACTGGGCTTTGCCAAGGCGGTATACCCCGGATTCAAAGTAGGCCCCCACCACAGGAAACTTGCAAAGATATTTGAGGATGTCATTGCAGGGAATAAGAAGCGCGTTATCATTAACATAGCACCGCGTCACGGTAAGTCCGAGTTCTCATCATATTTGTTCCCTGCGTATTTTCTGGGCAAGTTCCCAGAAAAGAAAATTATCATGGGCACGCACACTGCCGGTTTGTCTGAAGACTTTGGACGCCGAGTTCGTAACTTAATTGAATCCGAGGAATACCATGAAATTTTCCCTACGACACAAATTGCGGAGGATCAGAAGGCGGCTGGTAAATGGTCTACATCGTCTGGAGGTCAGTACTATGCAGCCGGTGTCGGCGGCGCTTTGGCTGGCCGCGGGGCTGATCTGTTTGTTATTGATGATCCTCATTCTGAGCAGGACGTAAAGACAAACTCCAGACTTGCATTTGATACGGCATGGTCTTGGATCCAAACGGGTCCCTTGCAGCGTTTGATGCCGGGTGGTGCGATCATAGTCGTTATGACGCGTTGGTCTCTCTTGGATCTTACGGGCAAGTTGATTGACTACCAGATCAGAAACCCAGAAGCGGTGCCGTGGGAGATTGTGGAGCTGCCAGCCATATTAAATGAGGGCACAGAAGACGAGAAGAGTCTGTGGCCCGAGCAGTGGCCACTCGATGCGCTAAAGAAGATCAAGGCATCCTTGGATCCAAGGTACTGGAACGCCCAGTACATGCAACAGCCCACATCAGATACAAGCGCGATCATCTCTAGGAAACATTGGCGCATATGGGAAGCGGATGAGCCACCACAGTGTGACTACATTATCCAGTCTTGGGATACGGCGTTTGAGACCAAGAACAATTCGGACTATTCCGCTTGCACAACATGGGGCGTCTTCTACAATGAAGAGGAGCACGATCAAGCGCAAATCATATTGCTTGACGCGTTCAAAGACAGAATGGCATTCCCAGAACTGAAAGCCGTAGCGCTTAAACATTGGAAAGAATGGCAACCCGATGCATTCATTGTGGAAAAAAAGGCTGCTGGAGCTCCACTCATACAAGAACTCAAAGCAATGGGAATACCTGTCCAAGAGACCAATCCGAGCCGCGGCAATGATAAGATGGTGCGGCTTAACGCTGTGTCTGACCTCTTTGCCAGTGGAATGGTCTGGGCCCCCGATACAAGATGGGCAAAAGAAGTAATCGAAGAGGTCGCCGCATTCCCAGTTGGCGAGAACGATGACTATGTGGATACTACCTCACAAGCGTTAATGAGATTTAGACAAGGCGGCTTTATTTCGTTAGACTCGGATGAGAAGGACGAGCCAGCATATTGGCGTCGCAGATCAGCAGCTTATTATTAAGGAACATCATGGCAACAAGTAGTTTTGATAAAGCACTCAACCAAGCTCCATTGGGTTTGGACTCCCTAGTACCCGGCGACGAGCCGGACATTGAGATTGAAGTTGAGAATCCCGACGCGGTACATATTAGCGCCGACGGCATGGAGATTGACTTAAACCCAAAAGACTCCACACAAGGTGAAGAAGAGTTTGACGATAACTTGGCTGAGTACATGTCACCAAGCGTGCTCTCCACAGTGGCTGGGGATTTGGATTACGACATCGACCAAGACAAAGCATCCCGCAAAGAGTGGGAGAAGGCATATGTCGAGGGACTCAAACTCTTGGGACTCCAGATGGAGGAGCGCACAGAACCTTGGGACGGTGCTTGTGGTGTGTTCCACCCCATGATTACGGAAGCGGTTGTACGCTTCCAAGCTGAGATGATAACGGAGACATTCCCAGCCCAAGGCCCAGTGCTGAGCAAAATCATCGGTAAAGAAACTCCTGAGACACGGGAGGTAGCAATAAATGTGCAAGATGATATGAACTACGAGCTCACAGAAGCGATGCCTGAGTACAGGCCAGAGCACGAGCGCATGTTGTGGTCACTGCCCTCAACCGGTTCAGCATTCAAGAAAATTTATTTTGATCCCAACTTGGGTAGGCAGGTAGCAATGTTTGTGCCAGCAGAAGATATTATTCTGCCATACGGTGCAACAGATATGGATACATGCCACCGCGTGACCCACGTCATGCGCAAAACCAAGAACGACATTCTCAAACTGCAAGCTGCGGGTTTCTACTTAGATATAGAGTTGCCGGACCCTTCGCGCCAAAAGGATGACATCAAGCAAGCCAAAGATAAAGAGACTGGGTTTAGCGATCTGAACGATGACCGCTATACGTTGTATGAGTGCCACGTGGACTTGGATTTGGATGGTTTCCAAGACGTTGATGAGGATGGTAACGAGACTGGGATTGCGTTCCCATATGTTGTCACACTAATTAAAGGCACAAACACTATCCTCTCAATACGACGTAACTGGAAGGAAGGCGATGCGCTCAGACTCAAAAGACAACACTTTGTCCACTACCAATACATCCCGGGGTTCGGCGCTTACGGGTTTGGTTTATTCCATCTCATCGGCGGTTTCGCGAAGTCGGCGACCAGCATTATGCGACAGCTCGTTGATGCGGGAACTCTATCGAATCTACCGGGTGGCCTCAAGTCCAGAGGATTACGCATTAAGGGTGATGACACACCTATTGCTCCGGGAGAATTTCGAGATGTCGATGTCGCCTCTGGCAACATAAGGGACTCCATCTTACCGCTCCCATATAAGGAGCCAAGCAACGTATTGTTCAATCTGTTGAACCAGATTGTGGACGAGGGACGTCGTTTTGCCGCAACAGCCGACATGCAAGTATCGGACATGAATGCGCAAGCCCCCGTCGGAACGACTTTAGCTCTTCTTGAGCGCCAGCTAAAAGTACTTACGGCAGTTCAAGCCCGCGTACACTTTGCTTTAAAGCAAGAGCTAAAGCTATTAAAAAATATCATCCGTGATTACACCGACCCCGACTACACATACGATCCAGAGTATGGTGGCCGCAAGTCTAAGCAAGCGGATTATGACAAGGTTGATATTATTCCCGTGTCGGATCCCAATGCCGCCACACTCTCTCAGCGCGTGGTGCAGTATCAAGCGGTCATGCAAATGGCACAACAAGCCCCACAGATTTACGATCTGCCACAACTGCATCGCTCAATGTTAGATGTGTTGGGTATCAAACACGCAGACAAGCTGGTGCCTTTGCCAGACGATCAAAAAGCAACAGATCCGGTAACAGAAAACCAGGCAGCGCTTAAGGGTAAACCCTTAAAAGCTTTTATGTACCAGAATCACCAAGCGCATATTCAAGTACACCAGTCTTTGCTGCAAGACCCAGCTGTTGCTGCTGTAATAGGTCAAAATCCTCAAGCACAACTTATTATGGCCGCTATACAAGCCCATATGGCAGAACACGTTGGCTTTATGTATCGCCAACAAGTTGAACAACAAATGGGAATGCCTATACCGCAAGAAGATGATAAGGTCGCACCTGAAGTACAAGCCGCAATGGCATCAATGATGGCGCAAGCAGCAAGTCAAGTACTGCAACAGTCCCAAGCTGCAGCACAACAACAGCAAGCCGCACAACAAGCGCAAGACCCATTGCTTCAGTTACAACAACAAGAGTTGGCACTCAAACAACAAGAGTTGCAACTTAAAAAAGCCAAGGCCGCATCCGAATCTGCGGTTGCTATGGCCAAGGTGCAATTGGAAACTGAAAAAGTTGGCGGTAATTTAAAACTGGAGTCTATGAAAGTAGGCGCAGATATCCGAGCAAAACAGCATCAAGTGGCTTCCCAAGAACAACAGGTAGGACTTAAAACAGGCGTAGATATTGCCAAGCATAGAGTGCAAATGCAAGGGCAAAGTCCTGAGATTGAAAAGTTAAAACAAGTGCACGAACTTGCCGCACAACGAGAACAAGCCCAACAAGAGCTACGCGCTCAACAAGCCAAAGCTATTATGGAAGCACAATTGCACCAACAAACACTTGCGCAAAACGAGGACGTCCACCGGCAAAATCTCAAGCACCAACGTGCGCAAGCCAAGACACAACTCGAAATTGCAAAAAAACAACCCCAACAGAAAGATAAAGAATGATCCAAGACTTCGCACGCGTATTGCGCGAAAAAATACGCACCGACATGAACAACTACGCCGACGACATGGCGGGTGGTGGGTGTCGCACATTTGAAGAGTACCAAAAACTTTGCGGTGTTATTTCGGGTCTAGCCATCGCAGAGCGTTATTTACTTGACCTGCAAAAAGAAATGGAAGAATCAGATGAGTGATTTAATTTTGCCTCCCGGCATTGAGCCGTTGTCTGCACCTGTTGAAGATGCAACACCGGAAGAAAAAGCAACTGTGTTG